GTCAAGTTCTCTCTCTCCGGAGGCACGGGACTACGACCTACGCGCAGAGCTGCTGTGGAACCCGCAAGCCCTCGCCCGGTACCCGTGGCTCGAGCGGTTCGTGGAGGTCCCGTTCGACGCGGCGCCGCCGCTCGCCATGAGTCCGCCACCCGCTGATGCCGTGGGCTCGTACGGCGCGGCGGCCGTGGAGTGGATCGAAGCCACGCAACGGCTGGCGCTGCGATGGTGGCAGGCGTTGGCGATTACCCGACAGCTCGAGCACCGGGCGGACGGGACGTTGTGTCACAGGTCCGTCGTAGAGTCCACGCCGCGCCGCGCCGGCAAGTCCGTACGTATCCGCGCGCTGGCGCTGTGGCGGCTGAACAATCGCGACCTGTTCGGTGAGGCGCAGACGATCATTCACACCGGCTCCGACGTAGCTATCTGCCGCGAGATTCAGCGCGGCGCGTGGCACTGGTGCGAACAGTCCGGCTGGTCGGTGTCCCGCGCGAACGGCAAGGAAGGCGTCGAGACGCCAGACGGCGACCGTTGGCTGGTGCGGGCGCAGCGGGCCGTGTACGGGTACGACGTCTGCCTGGGGGTGGTCGACGAAGGGTGGGACGTCGAACCCGACACGGTGTCCGAAGGGCTCGAGCCCGCCATCATCGAACGCTCGAGCCCGCAGATACACCTGACGTCGACGGCTCACCGACGCGCCACCAGTCTCATGCGCACGTCCCTACTGCACGCGTTCACCGCCGACGACCCCACAACGCTGCTGCTGCTGTGGGGTGCGCGCCCAGGGTCGGACCCCGCGGACGTGAACGTGTGGCGGGCCGCGTCCCCATACTGGTCCGACGATCGGCGCGTGATGATCGCCGGGAAGTACGAGAAGGCGTTGGCCGGGGAGGACGACCCCGAGCTGGACGACCCCGACCCCATGCGCGGGTTCGAGGCGCAATACCTGAACGTCTGGCGGCTCAGGGAGCGCCGCGAAACGGGACAGCCCGTCGTGACCGAGCACACGTGGGCGGCGCTCGAGGGCGACGTCCCGGACCGTGCGCCGGACGCCGTGGCCGCGGAGGACTGGTTCACGCAGGGTGTCAGCGTCGCGTGGGCGTGGCACGTGGGCGGCCGGGCCGTGGTCGGCGTGACCACATGCGACGACGTGGCCGGCGCGGCGGAAGCCGTCGCCGCGTCCGGGTTCACCGGGCGAGTGTTGGCCGGCGCGTCGATCGCCACCGACCCGGCTTGGAAGGCCGCAGGAGTGCGCACGACGCCGCAGAAAGGCACCGTCCGCGCCGCCGTGGAGGACCTGGGCCGGCTGCTCACAGATGATGTCCTGGCCCACGACGGCGGCGCCGAGCTGTCCAGCCAGGTGCTCGCGCTGCGCACATCGCCGGGCGTGGACGGGCCGCGGCTGCGCAGCACAGCGCCCGCCGATGGCGTCAAGGCGGCAGTCTGGGCCGCGCTGGCGGCGCGGAAGAATTCGACACGCCGCGCCGTAGTTGTGCTCTGAGTCGCGGGGCCCGCTGTGGCACACTGTCGCGCGTGCGATGGCCGTGGACGCGCCGCGAGGCGCCGCGTAACGACACGGTGATTTCGATTTCCGACCCCGCGCTGGCGGGGTACTTCGGGCTGTCGCCCACGTACGCCGGGGTGAACGTGTCCGAGACGTCCGCGCTCGGGGTCGCCGCGTTCTGGCGGGCCGTCATGCTGATTGCGGGGACCATCGCGTCCCTGCCGCTGCACACCTACCGGGACACTGCGGAAGGCCAGCGCCAGCGTGTCAGCTCGTGGCTGAACGACCCGGGCACGGCTGAGGGACAGACGCCGTTCGAGTGGAAGGAAACGTGCCTGCTGCACGGACTCCTCCACGGGAATGTGTTCCTGCAGCACGTCAAGAACGGCGCGGGCGCGATGGTCGGCGCGACGCCGCTGCACCCGCTGTCCGTGTCGCCAGCGTGGGAGCGCCGCGACGACGGCACGTTCACAGGCCGGAAGGTCTTCGGCGCCACCCTGGGCGACGGCACCCGTCGCACGTTCACACAGGCCACCATGACGCAGGTCATGGGCCCATCCCTGGACGGGCTGCGCGGACTGTCCCTGCTCGGCGTGGCGCGGCAATCCCTGGGGACCACCATCGCCGGGGACCGGGCCGCGGCCCGCCAGTTCGGGAACGGCGCCCTGATTTCCGGGCTCGTGTCCACGGAAGAGGACGTGGGCGAAGATGAGGCGAAGGAAATAAAGGCCGGCCTTGACCGCAAGCTGGGCGGGTGGGAGAACGCGGGCGAAGTCGCCTTCGTCAATCGAAAGCTGAAATTCTCGCCGTGGACGATGAGCGCCCACGATGCGCAATTCCTGCAGTCCCGGCAATTCCAGATTGAGGAGGTCGCGCGTTGGACTGGGGTCCCGCCGCACCTGCTCATGCAAACGGAGAAACAGACGTCGTGGGGTACCGGTGTTGCGGAGCAGAACCGCGGCCTTGGGCGGTTCACGCTGCTGGGGTGGACGATGCGTTTCGAGCAGAGGTTGACGCGGCTGCTGGGCGGGCCGCTATTCGCGGAATTCGACTTCGCCGGCCTCGAGCGCCCGACCGCAGAGGATGAGATAAAGCTGCTAATCGAACAGGTAAAGGCCGGCCTCCTCACCGTGAACGAAGCACGCCGAATCCGGAACCTTCCGCCCATCGACGGCGGGGACGTGCTACGCGGCGGCACCACGTCGCCGCTCGAGCTCGAGTCGGTGCTGTCGTGAACGCGGACCGGCTGCGCGAGCTGGCGAACCGTGGACGGGCCATTTCGAGGCGCCCGCAGAACCGCGGCGGCGGGGACTGGTGGAAGATCGGCAACGCTGACGGCGAACGCGCCGAAGTGTTCATCTACGGGTTCATCGGTGACGACTGGGCCGACGAGGACGTCACCGCGGCGTCGTTCACGAAGACGCTACGGGCCATCACCGCGCCGGCCATCGACCTGCGGGTGAACAGTCCGGGCGGGCATGTGTTCGACGGCATCGCCATTTACACGGCGCTGCTCGAGCACCCGGCCACCATCGACGTGTCCGTGGACGGTGTGGCCGCTTCGGCTGCTTCGTTCGTGTCGATGGCCGGGGACACCGTGTCGATGCAGAAGCCCGCAAAGATGATGATCCACGACGCGTCGGGGATCGTGCTGGGGAACGCCGCGGACATGCAACAGATGGCGGACCTCCTCGACGAGCTGTCCGACACCATCGCCGGCATCTACGCCGACCGCGCGGGCGGCACTGTGGCGACGTGGCGGGACGCCATGAAAGCCGAAACGTGGTACTCCGCGGCGGCGGCTGTGGAGGCCGGCCTTGCGGACAAGGTGGTCAACGACACCGCCGAAACGGCGCCGGAAGACCGGCGCAGCCAACTAATCCGCGCAAGGGCGCGGGTAAGCGCACGAAAGGGATAGGGACATGCTCCGAACGATCGAAGAGGTCGTGGCTGCGCAACAGGCCGTCATCGACGGCGCCGCGGACCGGCCACTGAACGCCGAAGAGGTCACCGCGTACGAAGGGCTCGAGCAGGAGTTGGCGACGTTGAACGCGGACAGCCAGGTCCGCGCCCGTCACGTCGCCTACACGACGCCCGTCCGGAACGACCTGCACGTCAACATCGGCGGCGCCACCCGTGACGAGTACGAAGACCTGAACCGCGCCTTCGACAACTACCTCCGCACCGGGCGCCCCAACGCCGACATTCAGGAGTTGCGCAACGCGCAGGAGGCGGGCACCGACAGCGAGGGCGGCTACCTGGTGTCCCCGCAGTTCCGGCAGAAGCTCGTGGAGGTCCGGGCCGCGTTCGGCGGGCTCGCCGCGGAGGTCGATTCGTTCTCCACGACCACGGGCGGCGCGCTCGAGTACCCGTCCCTCGACGACACGGCCAATGAAGGCGGGATCACGGACGAAGAGGCCGCGTTCGTCGACGGGGACGACCTGGCGTTCGGGACTGTCGCCCTGGGCGCGTTCAAGTACACGTCTACCGGCGCCGGCACCACGACCCCGCTGCGGGTGTCCGTGGAGCTGCTGCAGGACTCAGAGTTCGACGTGCAAGGGCTCGTCGCCCGAGCCCTGGGGACGCGCATCCAGCGCAAGCAGGCCGTCGACTGGGTGAACGGCAACGGCACTACGCTCCCGTTCGGACTCCTCCACGACGGGCTGACCGCGGACGTGGTGCTCGACGTTGAGGCCACCATCGACTACGACGAAATCTTGGACGTCGAAGCGGCGCTGGACCCCGCGTATGAGCAGAATGCGAAGTGGGTCATGTCGAAGGGGACGTGGGTCGCCGTCCGCAGGATCGTCGACGACGTGGGCCGCCCGCTGATCCAGCCCAACGCTCAGGCCGGCATCGGCCAGGCGGCGGCGCGGGAAATCCTCGGATACCCGGTCATTCTCGACCAGGGCTGCAACGCTGTCACCGCGGACGGTGTGGCCGGCGGATTCGCCGCCCTGGGCGACTTCCGAGAGGCGTACGTCATCCGCCGCGTGTCCCCGTTCACCCTCGTGGTGAACCCGTGGACGCGCATGAACAACGGCCAGGTCGAGTACGTGGCGTGGGAGCGCGCGGACGGCAATATCCAGAACCGCAGCGCGTACGCGACCCTCGAGAACATCACCACCTGACCGGCGGGTGTGTGGCCCTGGCCGGCGCGGGCGCCCCCCACCCCGGCCAGGGCCACACAGCAAGATCAAACTTTCAGCTGTAGAACGATCTTGGAAGGGAAGGGAAGAGCATGCTACTCAAGGGCAACCCGAAGGCGCTCGAGGAGTACCGGGCGCGGAAGGCCGCGGCACGCGCGAAGGTCGCAAAGAAGACCGCGGCCCAGGACAGGGCGAAGGCCGCGCACAACGCGGGCACCGGGCCGGCTCCGAAGGGCCCGGCGGCGACGTGAACGCCGTAGGTCTGATCGTGGTGCTGCTGGCCGTGCTGCTGCTGCTGCACCTGCTCGGCGTTATCTGAGAAGGGGACGACCCGATGGCGTGGAAGCCGGACTACGTGACGTTGACGGAGCTGAAATCCTATCTGCGGATTACAG